CTAAACCAATACCACAGTACCCAGCACCTGTTATTGCATATACTCGTTGCGGTAAGAATCTTTGATAACGATTGAAACGGGCAGCAACGTTCTTAACACTAAAGTGCTCTTTTATTGCAGGAAGATAATCAGAAACGATTTTAACTTCCTTACGCTTAGGGTCGTATTGAAAGTTAACTACCATTAAGTTGTTTCTAATCTTTGTAAATCTATTACATTCTTACAATCAAAAGTAAGAGAGCTTGTTAGCTTTTCTACTTTTTCTAGATATTCTATAATACCTTCAAGTTTATCTATATATTCGTTAAGTTTTGCAACATTAGGGTTGTTTTGAGTTAATTGCTCTAAAGCAGCTTTACTCAAATTTACTGGGCTAGCATTAGAGGTAGCTTTAACAAGTTCTTTCTTTTTATTATTTAGGGTGCGTAATTGATTCTTATGCTGCATCATACGTGCTACCCATTTATGCTTAATAGTAGGAACAAGCATAGCTTTCTCTTTAAGAGATAATTCATCCACTTTAATGTCTTGAATTATTTCCGTTTGATAATTTGTAAATAGAGTATCTAAATCTGGTAGGTCCATAGTTTGACGGCATAAGTATATATTAATCTATAGATAAGTCCAGTGAAAAATTTTAACAAAAAATACAATAAATTAATGGAAGATATGGGAGCCGGAATGACTGACGCTTCAGTAGGCATGGCAAACCCTAATCCAACTGGTAATATAGGGCAATCCGGTCCTTCAGTATACGGAGAACCTAATGATGCACGTAATTTGTTTGGTACAAAGGTTGAAAAACCAAAAAAGAAAAACAAATTTAAAGCTCCTAAAAAGCTTCCTGGTTTTAAGACTCCTTTCAAGGTAATCCGTAGAACACCTCCAAGTTTGTAATAATTAACAATAATGGACTTAGGTCATTGGATTACAAAGCTTACTATCGACACAAATAGCCTTCCGTACGGGTTTATTTATGTTATTACCAATATCAAGAACGGAAAGGTGTATATAGGTAAAAAACAAATGAAGTCTGTTAAAAAGCTTAAACCTCTAAAGGGCAAAAAGAATAAACGTCATTTTGACATAGAAACAGATTGGAAAACTTATACATCCTCTTCTAATGAATTAAACGAAGACATAATAAAATACGGAAAAGAGAATTTTACATTTGAAATTGTTAAACTATGTGATAGTAAGTTTGAACTAGCTTATTATGAAGCTAAAATGCAGTTTGATGCTAATGTTTTACTAGAAAACAATTATTACAATGGCATTATAAATTGCCGTATAGGTAGAGCACCGGATGCTTTATTAAAAAAACTTGCACTAGAGAAAAAAGAGAGTAATATAGAGGGTTTAAATGAAACATCATCAGACAGCACTAAATCTAATAGTGATAAACTTTGAAAGTCTAGCTGATGATATACAGACCTCATTTTTAAATAAAATAAGAATAGATTACGGTACGTTTGAAGAAGATATACCGGAAAGAGATAGAAAAAGAATATTACAGTATTTTATACTTAAACATACATTAAAGGCTCATAACTCTTTTGCAAACCCAAAAAACGTAATCTTTTATATTAATCAACGTTTAAGTACCTACGAAAGTATAAAGAAGTGCTTTTTAACAATTTCAAAACCATTTAACTTAATGGTATACACTAATAGTATAGATTTTGATTGTATTAACAGCAAATCCGGAGATTCAATAGAACTACTAACAGGCCTAAAGAACTTTAGATTCAATTTTGATCATGGGCAGTTTTCCTACAGAAAAGTCACTTTATTCCTTGAAAAAAACAAACTTGATCCTGCAAGAATTAGCGAGGAAATCCCGGAGATATATAATTATATAATAAGATCAAGGCGAACGCAGTGAGCCTATTAAAAAGTATACAATTAAGCAACACGCGAGCATTATTTAACACATATAACGTAGGGATATGTGTAGGATTTGTCTTTTCCCTTCTTCGGTATTATATTACGATAATGCCATAAAAAATCAACTATAGTTCTTTATTTTTGTTGTAAGCAAGTAAATATAACTAAATGGATCACATCATCGAAAAAGTAAAAAAGAAAAGCAAGTTTTTGAAGCTTTTAAGTGAATACACTAATAAAGCTAGCTTAGCTACGGAAGATGGTGCCGCTCCCGGTACATTACCTGTACAGCCTGCAGCTGGTACTCAGACTGCTGCCCCAGCTAATCCAGCTGTAAAACAACAACAAGCTGCTCAAGCCCAAGCAGCAGATGCAGCTAAGAAAGCAGCTCAAGCAGAACTACAAGCTTTACAATCTACGTCTAACGTAAATCAAGAAAGAATTAAACAATTGCAGGCTTTTGTTAACGGCCAAGGCCCAGCACCTGCACCTGTACAACAGGGTAATCAACCTCCAACCACATGAGTAAATTTAATCAAGTTTTAAATAAAGCATATTCTAGGATTTTAATGGAAGATGATGCTGCACCTGCAGCTATTCCTCAAGACGGAGGCGGCACAATGCCACCACCACCAGCTCCGGCCCCAGCTCCTGCACCTGCTCCAGCTCCAGAAGAACCAAAGCCATTATCCCCTGAAGGTAAAAAGTTTTTAGTATCTTTAGCTTTAAAAGCTCTATCTGTAGGACCTGATGCAATTAGTGCAGCAGATAAATCCATATTTGAAACAGAAGTTACTGCTGCCAATGCAGATGAAGTAGCTGACCGTATTAGTCAGATTATTGATAGTACTGGCGGTTAAATATGATAAAAGATATGGTGATTTATTTTCACCGTTTCATATCCTTTATCAATTAAATCATCAACCCAATAAGGGCGTACATGTATAGTGTGATAATACACTGCACCTTGAGTGTGATTAGTTAATGGTACTTGTAATATTTGTATAGCTTCTTTCCATTTTGGATGTTTTTTGGCTTTTGCTATTGCAGCATCTACACCATTATTAAAACAAGAGAATTGTTTATGAGCTGTTACTATTGCATAAAGGGATTTATGTTGATGAGTAGCTCTATTGTGTATAACCTCGTTAACCGCTTCCATACCGGTTTTACCTTCTCCACCAGCTTCTAATACAATACATGCAACCACAGCTTCTGCTCTTTTTAGTTCATCTTGTTTGTAATGATGGGCAAACGTAGAAACGTTTTGTACCATTGCAGGTGGGGGTAAAGTGTTTGGAACCGTTATCACTTCTTTTATATTTACACTTGCTTGTTTTTTAATCATTAGCTTAATAAATACTTATGGTTAAATAACTCTTATCCAAGTGAACATAAAATATCGTAATAAAATATATAAAAGCGAAGACTTACCAATTTTTATATTTTTTAAAACAGATGGTAATCGGAAAGAGTTTATAAACATATTGGAACATTACAAAGCAGGTACTTTTTGCAGAATTAACTGTGTACATTCAATACTTGCCGGTAATACTGTAATTAAAGACAAAAGATCCCCTATATTCTTTAACATAGAAGATAAAGAAGAAAAGAGAACCTTACAAAGAAGTCTGTTTGACAATGACGTTGATGATAATAATGCAATGATGTGCAGTCCTTCAGATATCAAAGAGGATAACTTAATATCCTGGGTAGAAAAAAACCTAGACAACCTACTTTAGCAGTTGATTGTTGGTTTAATTATCTTAATATACGTATATGAACAAATACGTATCTACCAAGGTTATTCCTTTAGGCTCGTGTGCTTTTCGTCAACCCTTTGCAGAAAGTCACTGTCGTTTTATTCACGGTTATAGGTTACAAGCTAAATTTTGGTTTGGTTGTAATCATTTAGATGAAAATAATTGGGTAGTAGATTTTGGCGGTCTTAAGAAGCTTAAGAATATCTTAGAAGAACAATTCGATCATACCACAGTAGTATGGGAAAAAGATCCAGAATTGCAAACATTTCAGTTACTTAATGACAAAAAAATGATAGACCTACGTATTATGCCAAACGGCGTAGGTATTGAGAAGTTTGCTGAATATTGTTTTAATCAAGCTAACGGCTATGTAGATGACTTAACAAATGGTCGTTGCTGGTGTTCTAAAGTTGAAGTTTGGGAACATGAAGGTAATAGCGCAATTTATGAACCAATTCATACCGGAGAGTGGAAAAGCTAATTTTATATATTATAATAACATATGAGCATTGACCCGAATAAAACATTATTCTTATCTGATGATTTTGTATTTTATACACTAGAAGGAGAAGGTCGTTATATTGGTTACCCTTCAGTGTTTATGAGATTATCAATGTGTAATCTCACATGTATTGGTTTTAAGAGTGAGGATGCACCGTTTGGTTGTGATTCCTATGTAAGCTGGTCTAAGAAAAATAAAATGACATTCGAAGAAATTGCTCAATTTTATGAAAAGAACGGGTATGATGAAAATCTAAAACAAGGCGCATTACTTAAAATTACCGGCGGTGAACCATTTATTCAACAAAAGAATTTATTAGAGTTTGTTAAGTTCATTAGAGATCGCTGGGGTTTTGCTAATTACAGTCGTACTCTTACTTCAGAAGACATAGGTAAGCCTACTCTACATATTGATTTTGAAACTAACGGCACCTTAATGCCTGACCCACAATGGTTCTTATTAGGAGTAACTATTAACTTTACAACTTCCCCTAAACTATCAAGTAACGGAGATCCTGCTGAAAAACGCTTTAAACCAGATGTGTTGCGGTTCTTAGTTGAACAAAATGCTTGTTTTAAATTTGTTGCTCGTCAAGAGTCTGATTTAAATGAAGTGCTTGAGAACTATCTCAACAATCCTGATATCGGTTTACATTCAGAACAAGTATGGATTATGCCTTGTTGTGGTAGCCGTAAAGAGTTGTTAGAGGTTGGACCTGTAGTAGCTGAACTATGTAAGAAGTACGGTTTTAAATTTTCTAACAGATTACATTTACAAATCTGGGATAAAGCTTTAAAGGTATAATATATGAATAACAAACCAGAATTCAATCCAGACCCTAAATCGCATTTTTATGTTAGCTTAGTTAAAAGCTTTATACGTATAACAGCAGGTAGTGCTCTTGCAATGGGTTATGTTGCTTGGGCAGGAGGATTATTAATAGTTGCTGAATTGCTTGGTATTATAGAAGAAGTAGTATGAAGCAAGAGATTAAATTTACATATACTTTAGAGCATACTAATGACGATATTAATGTCAGTGTGCCTCGTAAAATTGAAATTATATTTGACGGTCAAGCCGACTTAGAGGAACTAACAGATCAGTTTAACGCTTTTGTTAAAGCTATAGGTTACAACCCACCTCACAATTGTGTACTTGATTGGATAGATGTGGAAACCGGTCAACCACCTGAAGATAGTTAAGAGGTTGCTAATATTGCTATAAAGCGTAAATTTTAACAAATGAGCTCTACTACTCTTAAAAAAATAGGCATTATAGGTACTCAATGTGTTGGTAAATCCACACTCATTGAAGATATGAAAGAAAAATGGCCTAGTTTTGTGTCTCCTACTAAGAGTTATAGAGATTTAGTTAAAAAGAATAAACTACCGCTTAATAAAGAAGGTACTAAAGAGTCGCAAGAAGAAATTCTTAATTTTCTTGTAGATGAAGCTATGGCTAATTACGGTAAAAAGAAAATGATTTTTGACCGCACACCATTAGACAATTTAGTTTATTCCCTTTGGTTATATGACAAGGGCTTGGGTGGGGTTGATGAAGCTTTTATAGATAAAAGCGTAGCTCTTGTACGCAATGCAATTAGTTCATATTCTATTTTATTCTATTTACCATTTTGTAAAGAGAATGACGTACTTTTAACAGAAGCACCTAATAGAGATATAGACCCTGAATATCGTTCAGAAATCGGTCATTTATTTGAAAGTATCTACAAAGCATGGGAAAAGGGTCAAGGGTCAAGGTTTTTTAATCATGAAGACACGCCGCCTATCATTCCTTTATTTGGTAGTAGGCAAGAACGTATAGCAATGATAAGCCTTTACATTAATAATGAAGGTAATTTTTTCGGGGAAGAAGATTCTCTTGTTAAAGACTTCCTGCAGCAGGATTTCTTACAAAAGAACTTAATTGACCCTATGAAAAACCAAAAATGAGTCAAGATTATAGAGTGTATCGGTCTCAATTTATTATTAACAATCAACAAGAGTTAATAAAAGAAATTGACCGAGCACATCTAAAATTTAAAAACGTTTTAAAAGAAAAAGACGCCACTTGGCATTACAATAAGTATAACATATTCAGCTTAACTGCTCCTTCTTATTTGTTTTATAGTTTGTTTAACGAATTAAAATACAATATAAGAGATTTTATAGGTACAGATAAGCCTTTATGGTTTCAATCTTGGGTAAATTATCACCAGCCTGATGAAGTATTAGACTGGCACACTCATGCATTTCCATACCATGGATATATTTCAATTGATCCTAAGGACACTAAAACAGTTTTTAGGGGGTATGAAATAAAGAACGAAGTTGGTAATATATATCTTGGACCAGGTTATAGAGAACATAAGGTAGTAGTGGTAGATAAAAATTTTAAATCTCCTCGTATTACATTAGGTTTTGATATTACTGATGTTCCCGGAGAAAATAACTTACTTTCATTAATACCAATTTAATAAAATAAAGCTTGACTTTAAGTTCATAAGTAACCATAATCATTGCCATGAACTTTAATAAATTAGCTAATTCGGTTACAGAAAACATCGTTAAAGAAAAGCGTACAACAAACACAGATTTCGCAGAATGGAAATTAAAACATCCAGAGCAAGCAGCTTCAAAGAGTGCATACTACCATTTTAATAAGTGGCGTAAGAGTCAAGGTTCTACTGCCACTAAACCAGTAGCATCTCACACAAAAGAAATTGACCCTATTGCTCAAGATATGGTTGATGCTTATATTGTAAGTAACCCTGAAGCCACTGTAGACGACGTAAAGAGTCATCTTCAAGGTTTAAATCAAGTTCCAGGTACAAAAACATTCAATTACGGTACAGACACTGTACAAAAAATGCTTAGTTTAGCTAGAGGTGAAGAACTAACAAGCAAAGCTGAACCCTCTATAGAAGATTTAGCAAAAGAAAAACCAGGTAAGCCTATTCCACTTACAGTGCTCGGTAAGTTATTAAAAATGAAGGCTGCAGACCGTATTGCATATCTTAATAAAGGAAAAACACCAGTGTCTACAAATCCTGATATAGAAGATACTGAAGAAGATGAAATAGAAGACAAGAACTTAAAAGCAGACCCGCAAGAATTTTATTTTTACAACAAGCTTAAGAAAGCTGCCGGAGAAGAGCAAGACAGTGATGAAGACAGTCTTTATAAAAATAGAGAAGACTAATCACCTAAAAACTTTTCAGTTAACACAATAAATTTCATACCCTTCTTTTCCGCATACTCACTTGCGGCTTTCCATTTACACTGATTTTGATGATACATTAAGTTTTCATACAAAACAGTGCTTTGTTTTTTCTTATTAGATTGAACAGGCGGTTGTGTTTGTAGATAAGGTTTTAACTCTATAAGATACTTTTGTACATCTCCTTTATTATCTTTAATAGCTGCTACTAAGTCTACATAATATTTGTGTACCTTTTTATCAACATCATTATAATAAGGTACAACAATTGATTCACTAGCCCAAGCAGTTACATTCGGGTTGGTATCAAAGTAATAAAAAAACTTTCTCTCCAATAATGAACGATATGCAGGGTTTGTATTACCAATGTATTTGTTTTTGTTAATTGGATTGTAAATACCCTGAATGTATTTGCTATTTTTTGAAGACATTATATTATATATTTACCAAAAGTGCATATATCTCCAAATCTAGTAATCCGTACCTTCTACCAGTATTGTAAGAGGCCTGTACATAAAAAGGGTGCAGGAACTTACAATGCTGAGTGCCCGTATTGTCATGAAGGAAAGAGTGCTGGTAGAAAGCGTAGATTTTTTTACATACCAGATCAAGATTATGCCTACTGTCATAATTGTAATGAAAGTAAATCTGGTTTAGATTTCGTAAAAGACATGACTGGTATGACCTTTAGTGAAATTATGGTCGAGTCAGATAATAACGCTCAAACAGTAGAAGATATAATCAAAAAGACGTCAAACGCTAAAAAACCTAATTTAAATAGCTTACCGGTAGATAGTATTAATTTATTTGATAGTAATCAGGTATCGTTTTATAAAGAAAATAAAGTGGTTAAGGATGCTTTAACGTTTATTAATGAGCGACGCCTCAACACAGCAGTTAATAAACCAAAAGCTTTATGGTTAAGCTTAACTGATTACGTTCATAAGAATAGAGTAGTTATACCGTTTTATTCTGATAATAATAAAATAGATTACTATCAATCTAGAGCATTATATCCTGAAGATATAAACAGAGCAAAGTATCTTTCTAAAGCTAATAGTGATAAAGGTATTTTTAACCTAGATAAAGTATCAGCAGATATAGATTACATATTTTTACAGGAAGGCCCTATTGATGCTATGTTTTTACGTAACAGTATAGCATTAGCAGGTATTCACCCTACAGATATCCAATTAGATACAATTACAAGTAAATTTCCGTTTCATACTATTGTGTATGTGTTAGATAATCAATGGTTAGATAAAACGTCTTATAAAGTAACTAAAGAACTCTTAGATAAAGATCAATGTGTGTTTTTATGGCCTAAAGAGCTTAATAGGTTTAAAGACTTAAATGAACTATGCATACACACCAAGAAAGATGAAATAAACCCAGAGTTTATAATTAAACACACCTATTGTGGTGTAAAGGGTTTATTAAACTATTCTTTAATAAAAACAGCTTAACGAGGAGCTGTTGCGTCTTTAATTTTCTTTTCAGAAGTATTAATAACTGACTTGAACACTTCAGCTAAACCGCGTAAGTTTTCAGCTAACTTAGTAATACGTTTTTCTTCACGACGAACAATACCACGGAAAGGTACTGAATTCTTCATTTCAAGTTGATTGATTTGCTGATTAAGACTTTCTGGTCCAGTAGCATTAATGAAACTAGCCATTTCTTCTAACTTTTTAATCCACTCAGTAGCTGCTCTGATACCAGAAGCATCAATTGTAATTTGTGGATTATCAGCAACGTCAAAATCTGCTGGGTTTGTACCTTTATCTAAAGATTTTTTCCATACTTCTGAATCATCTGGTTCGGAAGTCATATCTACATCTGTTGGCTCAGGAGCATCAGCAGGAGCAGCTTCCATACCTAATGGAGCTGTACCATATGCGTTTTCCTTTAAAGCCATTTTAGTTGCAGTAGCAAACTTTATTTCTTTACCCTTTTTCTTACCGTATTCAGATGTAAACGCATTAGTAGGTAATTTTTTATTAAGCATATGACGTTTTGCTTTTTGAGCGCTTGTCATATGTTTTTTCTCTGCAATAGTACCGGTAGTATTAATTACTTCTTTATCTCCTACTTTGCCTTTTTGTCCTTCTTTAGTTTTATGTAAAAAACCAGTGAAAGCATTGCCTTCTTTTTCTTCGTCTACAGGTTTACCAGATTTAATACGTATTTTTTTACCATTAGGTAGAGTATCAGTCTTTTTTGTTGCTTTACCGGATGCATCTCTATCTTTATGTAGTAGACCGGTAAGAGCGTTGCCACCTTCTTTTTCTTCGTTAAGTGACTTTAAAAATGTATTTGCAAACTTAGACATATGTACTATTATTTATCAAAAACAATTGAATTTTCTCGTTTATATCATAAAATACACCTATGAACAAAGCACTTGTAATATTATCAGGCGGAATGGATAGTACTGTGTTACTGCACTATGTAACTAAAACGCTCAAATACGATGAGGTGTATGCCGTTACCTTTAATTATGGTCAACGGATTGCTCGAGAAATCGAATGTGCTAAGTTTCAAGCTAAAGCTTGCAATGTAAAAGAGCATAAAGTCATTAATATGGATTTCTTTAGAGATATTTCTACGATGTCTGCTTTAACCAATACAGACCTTAAGATACCAAAAGCTAAAGATGATATTGGTAATGCTCAACCTTTAAGTTATGTTCCGTTTAGAAATTTGTTGTTATTAACAAGTGCAGCTGGTTGGGCTGAATCTATTGGAGCACAAGATCTGTTTTACGGAGCAGTAGAAGTCGACGATTTTAGTGGTTACTGGGATTGTACTTCAATGTTTTTAAATAAAGTTAATGACATTTACGGTCTTAATCGCAAGAATACTATTAAGGTTAATGCGCCGTTTATGCGTTTTTCTAAAGAAGAAGTAATTAAGACTGGTATTAATTTACAGGTAGACTTTAAACAAACACATACCTGTTATGAAGGTACTGACCCTGCTTGTGGGGAATGTGTATCATGTGCTGCCCGGATTAAAGGTTTTATTGATAATAAAGCTATTGACCCTATTAAATATTCACGTAACATACCATGGGAACAATACGACTGTAAACCTTTAACCTATTTAACATAATGTGCGGTATAGCAGGATCAAAATACAAAGATAAAGCTTTTAGTTTATATAAAGATAATCTCGCGAGAGGCTATTATAGTTCTGGGGCATTAACATTAGATTCTAATGATCAATATCATATACACAAAACTGAAGGTATTTTTAGTGAACCTATAGACTGTTTTAACCCGCCGGGTATAGACACTCACAGTCGTTATTATCTGTATCATTCTCGAGGCCCGACCGTTGAAACGAAATCGTTTGAAGCAATTAACAACCATCCGTTCACTTATGGTGACTGGATAGTGTCTCATAACGGTATTATTAGTAATTTTGAGAGTTTATGTAGAGAGTATTTTCCTGACGAAGATTTTACCGGCAGAACTGATAGCTGTATTATACCTCGTATGCTAGAAATTAAAATACAAGTATCAGAAGCTATGGAATCCCTTAAAGGTACGTATGCTATATGGGCTTTTAATAGTAAACACAAGAAAACTTATTTAGCCAGAAGCGCGAGCACACTATTTGCAAATCCAGTTACAGGCTGTTTTTCATCTACAGAATTTGAAAGCAGTAAATCTTTAAATGAGGGAATTGTTTATGCAATACAGGATTACGATTGTATAGTACCGGCTGGAAGATTTAAACACAAATCTCCGTACTTTACTTTCTAAGTATAGAGATGCCCGCTAAAGAAAATACTGAAAGAAACACAGCAATTGATTACATTAATAGAGATATTGTTAATGTAAAAAACGATATTCAAACTTTGAGCAAACTTGTAAGAGATGGCAATGGCCAACCAAGTTTAATGCAACAGGTTGCAACTTTAAGCAATGAACTGTTGCACGCTAAAGCTGAACTGCAAAATAGTATTTATGAATTAAAAGAATCTGTAATGACATGTCAACATAGACATGAAAGTAGATCTAAACTTGCCTGGCACTTTAAAACAGCTATAGTTGTGTCTCTCATTACAAGTATAACTAGTATTATTATACATTTTTATAAGTAGATTTTCTTAAAAAATAGCTTATACTCTCTTTATATGAAGGGTATACAGCTCACGTTAGAAGAAAAACAATTATTAATTGAGGCGCTTTTATTTTCTAGCCATGCAGACATTTGTGCTGAATGGACTCCGAAACAAAATTTGCTAATGGTTGAATTAGCAAATAAATTAAATGAGCCTAATTTTAAACTAAACAACATATACCTTTGGGATACAGGCATTTTTGAAGGTCAAGAACTAGCAGAGTATGTAAAAAAGACCTTTAATAATTTACCTCTTCAAAGTATAATTACAGATTAATGAATGTCTATTTAGGTTTTTGTAGTCCTGACGAGTCTGAACAAGCAAATAAGAAAAGACTCGGCAAATACAGCATTTATAATAGTGAATGTTTTAAAAACATTACAGCAATTAATCCGTTATTAAGTAATACAGATAGTATTGCAAAACAATATAATAAATTAATACAAACCTATAGTTCTCAGGATTGTATATTAGTTTTAGCTCATGATGATGTTCTTATTACAGATAAGAACTGGATTAATAAATTAAAAATTGCTTTAGACAAATATGATGTTGCTGGGTTAGCAGGTGGTAAAGACCCTGCTATTGCTAAGCCTTGTTTGTGGCATTTAATGTGTCCAACCACTAAACACAGCGGCACAGTAGGTCACCATATGGATAATAATACATTTAAAACCCATTTTGGACCAACAGGTAGAGTGTTACTTTTAGATGGTTTATTTTTAGCATTTAACCCTAAAAAGATATACGAAGCAGGGGTTAAGTTCGATGAAACATGTCCTGCTAAATTTCATTTCTATGATATCGATTTTAGTTTAACATGTAATAAAGCCAAACTAAAATTAGGTACCATTAATATTGATGTTATACATGCATCTCCTGGGTTAAGATCCTATACAAAAGAATGGCTTGACGGGCAAGAATGGTTTTTAAATAAATTTAACCGTGGAGAATATTAATTTTTATACTAAAATACATTTATGATTATCACAGACCAAAAAAAATATGATGGAGATTTTATTCACAAGCGTTTTGCTTATAAGTACTTTCGTGATCGTACTTTACCTATTGGTAATATCGTTAGCTTTGTAGCACCTGTAGAAGTCACTATTAACCTTATTGACTTAGAAGATTCTCTTGAGAAGGATTATATTTATAGTGATTCAATGGTTAACTTTTGCTGGGAAATACCTAATTTAGATCCGTTTGGTGCTGTATGTTTTCAGCGTTTATTTAATACATCAATCGCCAATATACTTCACAAAACTATTAATAAAGCTATTGAGATGAAAGGTGATGATATTATGGTTTATGATAACTTTACTCAAGGCGGTGTTAATCAGCAAAAAGGTAAAGCTTCAGTTAGTATTACATATTCTAAAGATAATGTAGCTATTGGTCATACTGGGGTAAATGTAGTAGCTGGTAAACAAGCTCCTGCTTTTGCATATAGCACTAATTTAACTCCAGAACAAACAGTTAAGTTTCAAAACGACGTTATTGATACCTTTTATGCTATGGTAGATAATATTTTCGTAGCTACTACTAAGATTACTCTTTAATGTTCGAATATATTAACAAAATCCTTTATAAAACTAAAGGATCTGCAGATAATGTTGAGCAGAGTGAAGAGTTTCAACCATTTTTAGTACAAAGATGGTGCTCGATGTATTCTCCTCAAATATCTGATATTGTTAATCAAACAAGCAATAGAGTGTGGACAGTTTTAGATAAAGAAATGTGGTTTAAGTATCTTAATGGTATTTTACCTGCTTGTAAGTTTAAACGTATTAGTTACATAAAGAAAAAGAAAGATACAGAAACTAAAGCTGCTAATAAACAAAGTGTTACTAAACTTGCAAACTACCTTGAAATTTCATCAAGAGAGGTAAATTTATACATAGAACAATTTAACTTACAATTACCAAATGAAAAAAAGCATACAACATAAACTTGAAAGAGATTTAAAGTCTAGCGGCTTATCTGTAGCAGATCAAAAGAAAGCACTTCAAGCTAATGAACTAATTGAAACTGATAATACTAAAGGAATGGTTAGACTTGAGGAGTATGCAAATAGTGACATGAACCTTAAGAACTGGCAACTTACTGCAGTATTAGATGATATTCTTTTCTGTCAATTTGCTGATACAAACGAAGATGGTACTATGATTCGTAGAGGTGATATCTGGATACCTATGAATGCGGTTCAACAAGCTTGGCGTGTTGCTAAGGTTATTCTAGCTGGACCTCGTGCAAAAGTAAAACCTGGTCAGCATGTTATATTTCCAAGTGTATTCGGTTTAAAAGCTAGTAACGTTAACAATATGAGGAATATTGTTTTTCTTAATGAAGACCGAATTTTTGGTGTAGCAGAACCGCAACAATAGTAAGTATAGGGGATGAGAGTATCCCAAGGAGCATTAGCTACTTTACTATCTAAAAACGCCGTAGAACTTAAGTTCGTACGGCGTCGTCCTATGCCAGGCGATAGGCCTACTCGTCGTATGTTAGCAACTAACGATTTATTATTGTTAAACAGCTCTGCAGGTAGAACAGCATTAAACTTCAGACCAGCATCCGGCAATCTTAAGTTTAATCCAGAAGCAAAAGGATTAATAGTTACGTGGGATATCTTTATGCAAGATTATAGGCTAGTTCCTTCAGAATCAGTTGAGGTGGTTGCAGTAATACCTACTACACCACCAGAACAGTTCTGGCAATACTTCAGCACATCTCTAAGTAAAATGTCTACGACAGAAAAGATGCGGTTTATGGACAAATAAAATGACTTTTAACTTAGACAACACTTTAAAACACTACTTTCAAAAAAACGTACAACTCACATTAAAAAACAAACCTTATAAAAAAGGCAAGTTAATTAATTACAGGTTATCCGGTTGTTATGTATGTATTATTCTTTTAACAGAAAAAAAGAAAGAGACATTTGAAATACCTTTTCCTTATACTATAAAAGTAGTAAATGACAAGCTAATTTTTGACTATACTTTAGAGGCTTTAGCTGAACAAGATTACGAACTATTAATTAATTTAAGATCTACATCTCAAGTTAAAAAGTGTAAATTTTATAATACAGTGCTTGCAATTATACCGTTGAACTAATCAGATAAGGTTCTACAATGAGTTAATGATTCTCAAAAAACCGTTATTAGAGTATTTTCCTGAAGGGTTTACACCTCGACCACATCAAATAAAAGGTTTTAATGCTATAGATGCAGCCTTAAGAGAAGGTAAAAAGTTTATTATAATAGAAGCCCCTACCGGTTCTGGCAAATCATTTATTAGTAAAACTCTAGCTAATATTACAAACGACTGTGATTCAGAGTTTAAAAGTTTGGTGTTTAATTACTATGCTTACGATGAAGACTATGTTGATAGAATGGCTCTTTTTCCACCGCATGGTTTAGCTGCATTAACTACTACTAAGGTTTTACAAAACCAATATAAAGGGCTATTTAATGAGGCTACCGTATTTAAAGGTAAGTCTAATTATCAATGTGATGTAGAAGAAACTCTTACTTGTAACATAGCACCTTGCGTTATTACACAAAAGCTAAAGAAAGAGTGTTGGGAAGAGCATCGTTGTCCTTATTATGAAGCCCGTAATAGTGCTATTATTGATAGGTTTGCAGTACTTAACTACTCTTCCTTTTTTAATTTACCTAAACATCTCAGACATAGACAGATTATAGTATGTGATGAAGCTTCTGAATTAGAAGGAGAAATAGTAAAGAAACACTCTACAAACATTGATTACACCTTATTAACTAAACTAGATATAAAATTCTCAAAGCTATTAACTGATAAACCCAGTGAAGCTAGAGCTTGGTTAGAAGATCTAACTGAAGCCTTAGAAGAAGCTATTAATTCTCGAGCCAATCGCTCTCGTTATGACAACAACAAGTCAGAGTTAAGAAACCAACAAATAAGAAAAGATATACTTGAGTCTATTATTACAACCAAAAATCATTGGGATGTAACTGAGTATATTATAGAAAAGGATGCAGCAAGAGCTAGTTTTACACCTCTTAAAGTAGATAAGCTTAGCGATTGTTTGTTTGATTATGCTGATACGGTCATATTAATGAGCGCCACTATAGTAAACAAAAACATCTTTGCTAAAACATTAGGTATTGAAGATTACACTTTTATAGAGTTTGAATCTACATTTGATCCTAAAAAAAGTAAGATTCGTATCGATAGGAGATACCCGCTAAGCAAAGCGACAATGGAAAAAAACTTACCGAAAGTATTAGAAACTG